AGAGCTTGCTGCTCTGCGCTTGATGACCCGTCTTTTCCTTCAAGGCGAGTCGTATTACGAGATCGCACGGGAGCTGACCGCTGCAGGCTACCCACCACCAGGAGGAGACAAGTGGTACTTTTCCACGATCACCAGTATGACGAAGAACGATGTGTACGCTGGTCTTCCCGTCTGGGGTGACGTACACGCCGAAGAGCCCACCGATCGCTATCCGATCCTCTGGGATGAAGAAACGTACAAGGCCATACTGCAGGAGCGGCGGTATCGTGCGAACAACCGCTCGCGCCGTGTGTCGTCGCCATTGCACGGCGTGGTGTTCTGCGCTCGCTGCGGGAAGCCTACACATCGTTGCCCGTCACCTCACAGGGTTTATCAGCGCTGCTCAACGCATCGTAAGCCGGGGGAAACGTGCCACCGCAATACCACTCCTGAAGACGATATATGGGATGCGCTGCTGAAATTCCTCGCTGGTCTGACCGATCTGGAGGCCCTGCGTGAGCAGATTTCGCGCGATTCTGAAGATACAGAGACCAAGCGCCAATTGCAGGAACTGGAAGAGCGGCGGCAGGACATCGCCCAGCAGCGCCAGCGCTTGGCATACGCCCTGGCCCAGGGCGCGATGGACCCTCTGATGTACCGGCGCACGGACGATGGCTTGGTGTCCAGATTGAACGCTATCGAGCGCGAGCGGGCTCAGGTAGAGGAGTTGCGAGATGCCCGGCCCAGCGCTGAGGACCGGATCGCAGCCCTGGAAGATCTGCGCGCCAGCCTGGCCCAACGCTTCGAGGATATGCCGGGTAACAAGCTCAACGCCTTGCTGCGGCACGCCGGCATCCGGGTAGAGTGCGAAGATCGCCACGTCGTGGCCATCCGCATAGAGTAGCGGGACAAAAACGGCACGGGAACGCGCTTCATGTCCCCAGAAGAGGTCCCGTGTAGCGTTGTTTCCCAACAACGCTACACGGGACCGACCAGATAGGCCCTTGACAGGGAGTATGAATCTGGAGTATACTCGAACCAACTAGAACCGGCGCCATCATTGCCCGTGATGGCGCTTTCATCCAAAATCGAAGAGCCCACCAAGGAGACGCTTTTTGGGGTGTTCATCCTTGGTGGGCTTTTTGCGTGTGTCATCGAGAGATGGCGCCGAGGGAAGGGAGGATGTCGCTTCCGCGATACGTGCATCGAGTCGGCGAGCGCTACAGAGTCATTGTACCTACGGCCATGCTCGCGACTCGATACGTGGGCACGCGGGGCAGCGTGACTGAAGCGGTGCTGCTGCGCGACGATTGGCTCAGCGAGCACGGCTATCCGCTTCCCGACGCCGACGATGAGATCGAAGCACCTGAACAAACGAGCGAGGCCGGCAATACGAGCTACCGCGAACATGGCAATTACGCCGAGGCCAGCGCGGAGGGCCGGCGCGTAGTGACGCTGGACGACCTGATCGCCGTGTGCGGCGTCGATCGCGAGGTCTGGCGGGTGCTCGAATGGCGGGCCAAGGCGTGGGAGGGCTACGCCAAGCAGGAGCGCCAGGACCTGCGCTACGAAGACGGCAAGATCGCCGAAGGCTACAGCCAGAAGCAGGGCATCGAGACGGTGACCTTGTTTTCGGTGTGGGCCAAGTTCGTGCGGCGCGAGCCGGTGGCGCTGCGCCCGACGATCCAGCCGGCGGCCTGCGCGGTGCAGTACGAAGCGCCGCCGGGGCCGGCGCCGGGCGAGCTGGGTCGCGCGCTGCTGATCGGCGACCTGCAGGCCGGCTTCCGGCGCGACCTGCGCACAGCGCGGCTGATCCCGTTTCACGACCGCCGCGTGATGGACCTGGCGCTGCAGATCGCCGCGGTGACCGGGGTGAACCTGGTCGTGCTCGGCGGCGACGTGGCCGACATGACGGAGTGGACGTCCAAGTACGCGCGCGAGCCGGAATTCTACTGGACCACCCAGCCGACCCTGTTGGAGCTCCACTGGTGGTTGCGCCAGTTCCGCGAGCTGCTGCCCCAGGCGCGGATCGCGTTCCTGGAGGGCAACCACGAGAAGAGGCTGCGCCTGGCGCTGATGGACCACCTGCCAGCAGCGTACGAACTGCGGGCGGTCGACGAGATCGACCTGCCGCCGGCGCTGAGCATGCCGAAATTGCTGGCCCTGGACAGCCTGGGCGTGGAGTGGGTCGGCGGCTATCCCAAGGGCCAGACTTGGCTGAACGATGGGCTGGTCGTGGACCACGGCGAGCGGGCGAGCTCGACGCCGGGAGGCACGGCCAGAGCGACGGTTGAGGAGCAGAACGTGGCGGCGATCTTTTTTCACGCGCATCGGCGAGAGTGGGTGAGCCGGACGGTACGCGTGCGGGGCGGGCAGCGGACGATCGAGGCGTTCTGTCCGGGCTGCGCCTGCCACGTCGATGGGCGCGTGCCAGGCCAGGGCAAGGCGCGCTGGCAGCAGGGGCTGGCCCTGGTCGATTACGAGGCGGGAGGCGAGGACTTTGCCATCGCCCCGATCCGCGTTTCAGGCGGGCGGGCGATCTACGATGGCAAGCTGTACGTTTCGCGCGAGCGCGAGGGAGAGCTGCGCGCGAGTTTTCCAGGCTGGAATTGGTAAGCGCTCGTAAGAGCGCTCAGCGCGCCGGGGGGCGTGTCAAAACGGGCGAGAGGACACGAGGGGCACTCTGGGAGATGGCGACGGCGCGCAAAAGTGAGGCGACGTGAGCGAAGCGAGACAGGGCGGTGAGGAAGGCCAGGAGGGCCTGCCGGGCAACGTGCGCGTGTACGAGGCCGATCTGGCCGACTTCGCGCCGGACGAGGCCAACGCGAACCAGGGCACGGAGCGCGGGCGCTCCATGCTGGAGCGTTCGCTGCACGAGACCGGCATGGGCCGCTCGCTGGTCGTGGACCGGGAGGGGCGCATCGCCGCCGGGAACAAGACGCAGGAGGCGGCGGTCGATCGCGGCTTTACGCGAGCCATCGTGGTGGAGAGCGACGGCGACGTGGCCGTCGTCCACAAGCGGCGCGATTTTGACCTGGCCGATCCCGATCCGAACAACCCGGCGCGGCGCTACGCCTACTGGGACAACCGTACTTCCGAGGTCGACCTGCGCTGGAATCCCGAGCGGCTCAAGCTCGATTGGGAAGAGGGCTTCGATTTCAGCCGCTTGTTCACCGAGGAGGAGTTTGCCAAGGAGCTGGCTCGGTTGGAGTCTGAGGCCAGCGATCCCGGCCCGCTGCTCGACATCGCCGAGATCCTGCAAGAGAAGTGGCAGGTGCAACCCGGCCAGGTGTGGCTGATCCCGAGCGTCTCTCGGCCTACGTTCACGCACCGGGTGATGTGCGGCGACTCGACGCGCGCGGAGGACGTCGAGCGGCTGCTGGGGGGCGCGCGGCCGGCGATCACGGTCACCGACCCACCTTACGGTGTCGAATACGACCCGGAGTGGCGGGTGGAGCGTGGACTGAAGGGCGACTCGCTGCGGATGGATAAGGTCGAGAACGACGACCGTGCGGATTGGACGCCGGCGTTCGCACTCAGCCCCAGCGACGTGGTGTATTGCTGGCACGGCGGCGTGCGCACGGCGGAGACGCAGCACATGCTGGAAGCAGCAGGCTACGTCATCCGCAACGAGATCATCTGGGTCAAAACGCGCGCCGTCATCAGTCGCGGGCACTATCACTGGCAGCACGAGCCGTGTTGGTACGCGGTGCGCAAGGGGGCGACGGCGCACTGGATCGGCGACCGGCGGCAGACGACGGTCTGGATCATTCCCGGCGACCGCACGGCGCCGGGTGGGCACAGCACGCAAAAACCGGTGGAGTGCATGGCTCGGCCCTTGCAGAATCACGCCGGTGATGTCTACGAGCCGTTTCTTGGCTCGGGCACGACCCTCGTGGCAGCGGAAACGAAAGGCCGCGTGGGCTATGGCATGGAAATCGTGCCCAGGTGCGTGGCGGCCACCCTGGAGCGGTTGCTGAGGATGGGCCTGGCGCCAGTGGCCGAAGAGAGGTAGAGGCCGGCCCTCTACTTGCGGGGCCGGCCTTTGGGATAGCCCGTCGGGCGGGGGGTGTCGCGGAATTCGTCAAGCGCCTCCTGGGTGATGGCCCACGAGCGCCCGACCCTGATGCAGGGCAGTCGGCCATCGCGGCAGTAGCGGCGGACCAGGCTCTGCGTGAGGCCGAGGATCTCGGCGGCTTCGGCGGTGCTATAGAGTTTCATGGGTGTCTCCGGTAGATCCCGACCGCCCGTCCGGTGCGGGCGATCAGCGGCAGGACGTCGTGGTCGACGCAGGCCAGGTGGTAGCAGGCCAGGGCGGCGTCGAGGAGCGGCAAGCCGGCGGCCTCGGCGATCTGCAGGAAGGTGAGGCCCTCGCGCAGCGGGAGGCGGCGGATGGCCGCCAGGACCTCATCGCGGCTCTTTTCCAATCTAGGCGCGGGATCGAGCGACATCCAAGTCGGGGCGAAGTGCACCTTGCCGTGGGCGTGCCAATCTTGCCAGTGCAGTCCGGTGCGGGCTTCGAACCGGCGGCGCGTTTCGGCGCGCCATTCCGGCGGCTTGGTGTTCACCGTCTTGACGGTCCATGAGGTTTTCATTGGGCGTTCTCCTTTACTCGTCGGGCTCGCATTCGTCGGCCACCTCGACCGCGGCTTCCCAGATCGGGTGCAGGTCGTCATCGAGCCATTCGGTGTGGCCGAAATCGTCGGCGGTGAACTCGGCGAGCAGCGTGGCGTTCACTTCGCCCGTGAGGGCGTCGTAGGCGAGTTCATCGTCGTCAATCAGCACGCGCATGTGCGCCTTGATCAGCTTCTCGTCGTAGGGCATCAGGGTGGTCATCGTTTGCTTCTTTCGGGTGTGACCGGGCGCCGGTTGCGCCCGGCCTGGGCGGCGGTCTTATCTGCCGCCGCTGCGGATGAAATCGTAGAGCTCGCGCAGCTTGGCCTCAACGTAGTGGGCCTCGCCTACGTCCGTCCAATCGGGCGCAGGGTTCTCGGCGAGGGCGTTGGCGTATACCGTGGCCGCCTTGGCGTATTCCTTGATGTGGGCGGCGGCCTGCAGGGCCTGTGCCCTTGCGAATCCGGTCTGGGTCTTGGTGCTCATGCTCGGTCCTTTCCGGTAGATGGGGCCGGGCGTGCGCCTGGAGGCGCCTGGCGCCCGGCCTGGGTGGATCTAGGCTTCGGCGGCCTGGAACTCTGCGGCCCGCGCGTATTGGGCTTGGTGTTCGAGCCGGCTCTGTACCGCTCTCCGTAGCCCGTCGCGCAGCATCTCGGCTTGGGCTACGTGGTACCAGGAGGCTTGTTCGCGCTCGGCCAATCCGGCCAGGGCATCCAGGTCCCGTTGCGCCCGTTCGAGCGCCAGCCGTGCTGATTCGATCTGTTCCTGGAGGGCCGCTCCGGCTTGGAGGCTGCGGTCAAAAATCCGGTTCGTGCAATCCATCGTCGTTCTCCTTTCGGTCGTGGCCCGGTGGCCGCGCTTGATTCTGTCTATATTGTACCTCTAAAGGTACAATTTGTCAAGGGGTTTCGCCAAGATGTCGGAAAATATTAAGCTCTTTACGTCGAGTGCACCGTGGATGCGCGCCCTGTCCGGGGCCGCGCGGGCGCTGTCTCGCGCCGTCCTGCGGCGGATGGGCCTGCGCGGGCTGCGCGTCTACGTCGCCGCGCCGTACAGCAGCGCGCCCGAGGAGAACACGCTGCGAGCTATTGACGCAGCGGATCGCGTGCTGGCGCGGGGACACTATCCCTACGTGCCGCACCTGAACCATTACTGGCACGCGCGGCACCCGCACGGCTATGCCGTCTGGACGGCGATGGATCTGGTGTGGCTGGTCACCTGCGATGTGCTGCTGCGCCTGCCTGGCCGTTCGCCCGGTGCGAGCGACGAAGCGGTTATCGCCGAAGGGCTGGGCATCCCGGTGATCCGCTCGCCGTGGTCGCTGCCGGCTTTGTCGCATGGGGTTTGTGATGGCTGCGAATAAGCGAACCAAAGTACAAATCGAATGTGACCGCCGGGAGATCGCGCGGCTGTATCTGCGCGGCCTCACGCAGGCCGAGATCGCACGGCGGTTGAGCGAGGACGAGAGCCGGCCCTATACGCTGACCCAGCAGCAGATCTGCTATGACCTGGGCGTCATCCGCGAGGGCTGGCGCAAATCGGCGCTGTTCGATTTCAACGCGGCCAAGGGCCAGGAGCTGGCCCAGATCGACGTGCTGGAGTTTGAGTACTGGCAGGCGTGGGAGCGCAGCTTGCAGGAGCGCAAGACGGTAGAGCGCAAAGAGGTGGCCACGACCGAAGGCGGCGAGGGAAAGGGCGGAGGCGCACGCCAGGAGATGAGCCTGTACAAGCAGGAGATGCTCGGCGACCCGCGCTTTCTGTCCGGCGTGCGGTGGTGTATCGATCGGCGCATCAAACTGCTGGGCCTCGACGCGCCCGAGCGCGCGCAGAACCTGAACCTGGACATGAGCGCCCTGTCCCTGGAGCAGTTGGAGCGAATTGCCAATGGCGAAGACCCGTGGCACGTCCTGGCAACTACAGGCGCAGGCCGAGATCGAGCGCAGGAAGCGGACGCGATCGACGACGGCGGAGACGCGCCGGCGTGACCGGGCTCGCCAGAGCTTACTGCACTTTACCAAGTTCACATTTCCCCGGTACGACGCCGAGCCGGCGCACGAGCTGATCGCCGATCACCTCGACGCCGTCGTCGAGGGCCGGATCGACCGGCTGATGATCTTTGCTCCGCCGCAGCACGGCAAGAGCGAGTTGGTCAGCCGGCGGCTCCCGGCCTATTGGTTCGGGCGACACCCGGACTGGCCGGTGATCCTGTGCAGTTACGCAGCCACCCTGGCGCACGACATGAGCCGGGACGCGCGGGGGGTCGTCGAGTCATCGGAGTATGGCTTGCTGTTCCCCACCGTGGCCACGGATCCCCGCAGCCGGGCGGTCGAGCACTGGCGCATCGCCAGGCGGCGCGGCGGGCTCGTCGCCGCCGGCGTGGATGGTCCGGTGACGGGCCGCGGAGCGATGCTGGGCATCATCGACGACCCGTTCGAGGGCTGGCTGCAGGCGCAGAGCGAGGTCATCCGCGAGCATACCTGGAACTGGTACACCAAGACCTTTCGCACGCGGCTGCGCGAGGGCGGGCGGATCGTGATCATCATGACCCGCTGGCACGAGGACGACATCGCTGGCCGGCTGCTGGCGCGCCAGCCAGGGCGCTGGGTGATCCTGCGGCTGCCCGCCACCGCCGAGACGCAGGAGGAGCGCGACGATAACGACCGGCGGCTGGGTTTGCCCCAGGGCCAGGCGGATCCGCTGAACCGGGCGCCGGGAGAGCCTTTGTGCCCGCGGCGGTTCAGCCGCGAGGCGCTGGTCGAGCTCAAGACCGACGTCGGTTCGCTGGCCTGGGCGGCGGAGTACCAGGGCGTGCCGCGCGCGCCGGAAGGGAACACGTTCAAACGCGATTGGCTGCCCATCGTCCAGGCAACACCGGCAGTCCTGGAGCAGATCGTGCGCTATTGGGACAAGGCGGGCACCGAGGGCGGCGGCACGTTCACGGCCGGCGTACTGATGGGCCGGGCGCGACCGCGGGCAGGAAAGCGCGCGCTCTATTACGTGCTCGACGTCGTGCGCGGGCAGTGGTCGGCAGGCGCGCGGGAGACGGTGATTCGCCAGACGGCGGAATCGGACCGGCAGCTCTGGGGGAATGTGGACGTCTGGCTGGAACAGGAGGGCGGCAGTGGCGGCAAGGAATCCGCCGAGGCGACCATCACCAACCTGGCCGGCTTTACGGTGCACGCCGAGACGGTCACCGGCTCGAAGGAAGTGCGCGCCGGGCCGTTCGCGGCGCAGGCGGAGGTGGGTAACGTGCGGCTGCTGGCCGGCAGGTGGAACGCGGTCTACATCGACGAACTAACGGCGTTTCCGAACAGCACCTACAAGGACCAGGTGGATGGCTCGTCGGGCGCGTTCAACAAGCTGGCCGCCACGACACAGAAACCCGGCACGGCGCCGGGGCGCAGCGTGGATCGGGCGGAAGCAGCCCAGCTTCTGGGATAGCGGAGGGCACATGGCACTGTTCGACCAGATCGCGGCGTGGATTCGCGGCATGCGCCGCCGACACGACGAGGAGGAGAAGCGGACCACAGCCACCCCGGCGGCGCATCCGACCACGGAGATTATCCGCCGCCTGCAGACGGAGGGAGGCCGGCGGGCAGAGGTCGGGGACTGCCGGGACATGTACCGCGAGGACACGCGGGCCAAGGGCGTGATCCAGGGGGTGGCCCGCGACGCGGTCAAGGGTGGGTTCACGGTCAAGGTGAGCGGCGGCGCCGAGCCCGAGCGCGCCCAGGAGGAAGCGGACGCGCTGATCAAGCGGCTGCGCCTGTTCTCGCGCCTCGACGACTGGGTGCGGCTGACCCTACGCGATGGCGACACGTTCCTGGAGGTCGGCGTCGACGAGGACCGGCACATCGCCGTCGTCACGCGCAAGCCGACGCTGGAGATGCATCGCGCCTCGAACCGGCAGGACCAGTTCGACGACCCGGCCAGGGGGTACTGGTGGTCGGACAAGGTGTGGGCCGGCGCGCGACCGCCGGGCGACGCGCTGTGGTTCGCCGACTGGCAGATCATTCACGCGCGCTGGGATCACGACGAGGGCGAGCGCTACGGCTGCCCGTTGTTCGGCGCGGCGCGCAAGCCGTACAAGCGCATGGTCGAGGGCGAGTTCGACATGGCGCTGCGGCGCAAGACGCGCGCCGGCCTGCACCGGCTGCACCGCTTCCCGGATGGCACGAAGCGGGACGTCATCCTGGAGTACCAGGAGATCAACAAGGACACGCTCGACAACCCATTCGCCGCCGTCGCCGATTTTTTCGGCACGGTGGACATCAAGAATTTGCAGGGTGACGCCCGCCTGGCGGAGACCGGCGACGTGATGCACCACATTCGCACCTGGTGGCTGGCCAGCCCGATGCCGATGTCGCTTCTCGGCTACGGCCAGGACCTGAACCGCGACGTGCTGGAGAAACAGGGCGAGCAGTACGAGCGGAGTTTGCCCACCATCACACAGTGGGTCGAGGACCAAATCGTCCGCCCCTTGCTCGAGCTGCAGTGGCTGCTGCAGGGCATCTGGCCGCCGGGGCTCGAGTACGAGCTGATCTGGGCCAGCAAGCGGGCGGTCACGCCGGAGGACATCCGCGCCGTGGCCGAGGCCGTGGCCCGGCTGCAGGGCACGCACCTGATCCCGGACGCGCACCTGCTCGACGTCGTGGCCCTGGTGCTTCCAGACCTGGAGTGGGAGACCATCCGCCAAGCGCTGGAGGCGGAAGAGGCCGAAGCGACGCACACGGCGCTGCTGCGCCTGCATCTGAAACTGATCGGGGACACGACGCGGTTCCTGATCGAGTTCCAGGACGACTTAACAACTGAGATCCTGCGGGCCGCCGATGAGGGCGGCACGATCGATCTGGCCGTTTCGCCGGCGCTGGAGGCGCTGGCGGGCGAGCTGTGGGAGGACTTCGTCAACCGCTGGCTGCGCACATTCCAGGCGGCGCGGCGGGTCGCGGCCTGGCTGCCCTTCGGCCAGGTGGCGCGCCTGCACACTTACTACTTCGGCCTGGCCGAGCTCGGGGAGCAGTTTCACATCGGCTTCGGCTGGCCCGAGATGCGCGAGGACGACGACGAGTGGACGCCGGTGTTCAAGGAGTACGGGCCCGTCGTACGCAACGCCTCGGACCGGGTGAAGGCTCTGCTCGACGGCGGGGCGGCGCTGCGCTACAGCGACGGCCACACCCTGAGCGACCGCGTTTGGCGCTGGGGCTCGATGACCAACGGGCGCATCCAGCAGCGCATTCGCACGGCGGCGGTAACCGGCGACAGTGCGTGGAACCTGGCGCAGCGCATGAAGTATTTCCTGCGCGCCGGCAACGAGTGCCCGCGCTGGACCTCGACGCGGCTGCGGCTGACCAAGTCCGAGATCGCGGCCGGCAACCGGGCCGGCCTGAAGAGCGGCCATCCGTGCGAGATGAAGGGTGTGGCCTACGCCTCGCTGCGCCTGGCGCGCAACGAGATTCAGATCATCCACAACATGGCCACCGACGAGGTGTTCGGGGCCATGCCCTGGGTGCAGCGCGAGCGGATCAAGCTTTCGCCCAGCCACCCGCCGATCGGCTGCGAGTGCGAGGACGTCGTGGTCGGCGGGTCGTGGCACAACGGCACGTACCCGGTGGGCCAGATCGTGCTCCCGATCCACATCCAGTGTCTCTGCTACAAGACCGCGGCGCTGATGCACCCGAACCAGTTTGTCAAGAAGGCGCGGGCCTGGATGCGCGGCGAGGAATCGTGGCCGGCCATGGACGCCTACGGGCGCTGGCTGCAGGCAGCGCCGGTCGCGGTGGCGCCCCCTCCCCCGCCGAAACCGCCGCCCGAGCCGGAAGAGCGGCCCGGCGTGGAGGGGACGGAGGAGTTCCCGGCGAGCCTCAGCGAGCTGGAAAAGGTGCGTGACCTGGGCGGAAGCACCGGGGCCGAGCTGGTGCGCGACGCGCAGGGCCGGCTGTACGTGCGCAAGCGCGGCGCCAGTGCAGACCACCTGCGCGAGGAGATGCTGGCCGATTCGCTGTACCGCGAGGCGGGGGTGAACGTACCCAAGTTCCGCGAGTACACGGACGCAGACGGCCGGCCGGTCAAGCTGGCGCAGTTCGTGGAGGGCGACACGCTGGGCTCCTTGCTGGGGGCCACGTCGGGGGACAAGCGGGCGCGGCTCGATCGGGCGCTGGGGCAGCTCCGGGACGGCCTGGCCATCGATGCCTTGCTCGGAAACTGGGACGTGGTCGGCATGGACTTTGACAACGTGCTGGTCGACGCCGATGGCAACGCCTGGCGCATCGACAACGGCGGCTCGCTGCGTTTCCGGGCCATGGGCCGGCGCAAGACGGCGCAGGAGTGGCAGCGCTACGTCGGCGAGCTGTGGTCGCTGCGCGACCCGGACGTCAACCCGAAGACGGCGCAGTTCTTCGGCGAGGTGAGCTGGCAGGAGATCGTCGGCCAGATCGAGACCCTGGGCCAGAAGCGGCAGAGGCTGCTCGACATGCTGCACGGCGTGGGCGCGGATCGCGACGTGACGGACATGGTTCGCGTGCGGCTCGACGAGATGCTTGACCTGGCGGGAACGGCGCGTACAATGGTGGACGACGAGTGGAAGTGGGATTACGTCGAGGGGTTCTGCAAACACCTGCTGGAGTTCCGGCTGCGCGGGATCACGACGGCGCTGCCGGAGCGGCTCACGCACAGGGGAGTGTATGTCAAGGACCAGGACGGCTTCGATTG